ATGGAAGTATTTGCGAGATTGATGGTTCTAAGATTGAGCCTGTCTCGTGTATCACTGGTGGTTCACCTTGTTAGCCAAGACCTTTCTATTGCCGGCAAGCGGGCAGGTTTGGCTGGAGAACGGTCTGGTCTATTTATGGAAATGATTCGTGTGATAAAGGAGATGAGGGAGGCCACCAATGGAGAGTATCCAAAATTTGCAATCTGGGAAAACGTCCCAGGAGCCTTCTCTTCCAACAAAGGAGAAGACTTTAGATGTGTCTTGGAAGAATTTGCACGCATTGTCGAACCAAGTGTTTCAGTTCCTCGACCTTCGGGAAGAGAATGTAAGTGGGCAAAAGCTGGAGCAATCGCCGGAAACGGATGGTCCTTGGCATGGAGATTATTCGACGCTAGTGGTTGGGGTGTTCCCCAGCGTAGAAAACGTCTCGCGCTTGTCATGGACCTTAGAGGACAATGTGCCGGAAAAGTATTATTTGAGCAAACGGGCGTGTCAGGGGATCTTGACAAGAGCGTCAAGACGTGGAAAACCATTGCCCGACCTTCTGAAGGATGCACTGCAGGAGATGATTCATTGGTGGGAGATGAAAGATCCTACACTTTGAAGATTCGTTCTGGCTGCGCAGGGGGGGTAAAGGAGCACTCGTGCAGAATGAATTGAGTGCGACTCTCTCCACTTTGCAAGATCAGACTTTGTTCTGTGTAAAGCATTAAGGAGGGAACGGATTGGAAAAAGAAACCAGTTTACATAATTTAAAACAAAGTATTTCCACAGCGGTATTTGAAAGCCATAGTCAGGATGCTCGATACACTCAGCAAGGTAATACAAGCCCAGCTTGTACAGCTCAATGGGGTACTGGTGGTAATAATATGCCGCTTGTCGCTGAAAAGAAAGCCTTTGCTATGCAGCGTATTGGTGAATATAAGGAAAGCGAACAGGCCAGCACAATGAAATCTCGTGATTATAAAGATGCAACTGATCTTGTAGTTGAAGAGAAAGAGGTGAAATGTGCTGGATTTCCACTTGGATTTAGAGCAGAAAATACGAAATGCTACGATGAAGTGGCTACTACGCTTTGCAATGGTACGCGGCCTGGATTTACTACTGGATGTGTTCTCAATTGGATTGTTCGTCGCTTGACTCCTGTCGAGTGTGAACGGTTACAGGGTTTTCCTGATGGATGGACCGATATTGGCGAGTGGGTTGACGAGAATGGTAAAAAGCACAAGCCAGCCGATTCTCCTCGGTACAAGGCGCTCGGCAATTCGATTGCTTTGCCTCAGTGGTATTGGATTTGCCAGAAGATGAAACCGTATATTGGTGAAAATCCTACGCTTGGCAGTCTTTTCGATGGGATTGGTGGCTTTCCGCTTGTCTTTGAAAGTGCGTATGGTGATGGTACTGCTATCTGGGGATCTGAAATTGATAGCTTTTGCGTTGCGGTAACTAAGAAGCATTTTCCAGAAGACTAAATCTCATAAAAGGCTAATTTTTGTAAGAGGTGACATGATGAACAGCAAAATTCCTATCAATGTAATCATTGATTCCGGTTCTTTGAGCCTTCCGGCAAGTCCTATCTTTCAAAAGGAAAAGAGCACATATCTCTGTCCGTTCTGTGTGACGAAGTTGGAGAAGCTTGAACCGAAATGTCCAGAGTGTCAACATAAAATGGAGTGGGGTGTGTGGATGGATAAGAACGCAAAGCACAATTATGCATGTGCTGAAAGTGGTGTGTTATGAAAGATTGGCTCCATGCAAAGAAAAAAGAAATTGAGAACATGACTTTCGACCAAGCGAAGGAAATTGTAGAGAAACAGATTCGTCTTGGGAAAGAGGGAGGCCAATGGTGTCCTCGTGAGCACACTACTCATGCCTACGAGATGATTCTTAAACGAGCCATCCTGTACGAAAGGTTCATGAGTGCATACACTGCATTTTTAAAGGAGGAGGGATGCCTATGAATATAGATTTCTTCCAACGGCGTAAAACCAAGCTTGAGGATACACTTCTTTTGAAAAATCAGGCAGTCGATATGCTTGATTATCTAAAGACACACTACATCAACAACGACCAGTATTGTGCCATTCGAGACTACATTGAAGAAGCTGCGAAGATTCTGGAGAGTGACCTCGAATATGCAAACAATAAGCTACAATCCGCATTCAAACCTAAGTATGGCCGGAACAACAGATTGACTCGTGCTCAATCTAAGATGTTCCGTGATAGAGAATATTAAAAATGGGGTGATGCCGTATGAACACATGCAAGAAAATATGTAACTGGTGTGGTCGTGAAATCAAGC